ATAGGAACGCCGGCTTTGGTTGGTTTCAACGCCGTAAAAACAAGGGCTAAGCCAATTGCTTTTTCATTCGCTTTACCAGAAGCAGAAACACCGGCACGAGGAAAAATAATTTTCACACCATCTTCAGTTGTGGCACGGACGGTAAACTCTTTACTCTCTACATGGTCGGCACGCTCCCATGTGCCCGGCTTACTCTCTGACCCCGCCGTAAACTTACCACCTTGGAATTTAGCCTTAGTCTCAAGATCATACATACCAATAGAAGCATTGATCTTAACCGCACCCGGCTTTTTAGAGGAATAATAGGTATTTCCAGCTACATCTTTGTAATCCTTAACCTCCGGATCTTCATCCTCATAAGTGAAGGTGTCCTCATGAACTACCGGGACTTCTTCAAAAACAGAACCTTCGGCACCACCAGCCCCGATCGGCGCAACCTCCAGCTTCTGAAGGTTTACCACCACAATTTTTTTATTCTCTGCCATAACTATTTTACATTTAAAACTTCAAACAAAACACTAACATTCACATAATGACACTTTAAAGCAGTGTCCGCTTCCGTTCCTATATTATAGATAGAATAGCGATAAAAAGAACCATTATAGGAACCTGTACTCCTTAATATCTTCATAGCTTGTCTTTCAAGCTCATTCAGTCGGATAGAGTTGGCTTCATTCTTGCTCAAATCGGGCACACAAAGATTCACTTCTGCGAAAGACTTCTTCCAATAAGTCCCCGGCTGTTGCTTCTTCGTGTGAATGACAATCCTTTCGGACTTCAATTCACCCGTCAGCGTTTCCCCTGCTGGTACTATACCTATCCCGAAAGCCTTGCAATCCCGATAGAGAATGTTTCCTATGTCAGTAGTTACTATCATCCCAATGCTTCGATACGTTGGTTGAGAATGTTCAGATACTCACCCATATAATCGCGCTGTTGCAGAAGCAAATCACGTTGGTGTTCGTCTTTTACAACTTCTTTAAACTTGGGAGTGTCTACAAAAGCACACAGTTTACTAAATCTTTCAGCCAAATCCTGCCGTTCGATAAGTAAGCGGTCTTTGAATGTTTCAGCCACCTTGTATGCCTTTTCAAACACATCTTTAGGCGACCAACTCTCGTAGCCGTCTTCGTATACCACCTTGTATCCTTCTTCCACTTGTTCCATAGTTCTTGGAATAGCATCAGTGGGCAGATATACCTTACCACCCTTGCGAATTGCAGGTATAGCCTGAACTAACTTTGTACCAATATACTTTTTCATTTTTCAAATTCTTCTTTTAATCGTTTCTCCGCAAATAAAGCGGTACTACTTAAAACATCATACCCTTTAGATTCTACGAATGATGCGTATTCCGCTTCGTTTTTCAGTGTCAAACCATCTTTATCGACATCGTAATCATTGGACGTTCTCAAAGTGAGTGTATGGTCTTTATAATCGCCATATTCCTCTGCGTACTTCACGGCTTCATCCCCCACATCAATCATCTTCTTTTCGACCTCCCATTCTCCTTCATCGAAAAAAGAGTCGACATCTGAGAAATCGAAATCTACATCCATAATTCTGAGTAGTTAAAGTAGTTTGTACTCTTTACCGTGTAGACTTCGCCTTGACCTCTTACGCCATCACCATCCATGCAACGTACTTCATCGCCAGCCTTGACAGTAATTCTTTTCTCACATACTACATGATAATTCGGACGATACACAGAGCCGTTATCAGATGAAAACTCTTTGGTAGTGTTATCATCACAACGGCATTTGCCTACCTCCTGCCAGTATTCACCACCTGTACCGGGAATGGGTCTTCCGAACTCATCCTTAGCCATCGGGGTGATAACTTTAACCTGCAATATGTGTGGAGCGAATATCATAAGAAAGTCACTTTAGGTTTGTTACCCAGTTCGTCTTTCAAACCGTACTGTTTACACAGCCATGAGTACAATTTCATTAGACTATCAACATAATTAGACCAAGACACAGAAAATCCGCTTTCGCTGACCGAAGATGGATTTTGTATCATCCACGGAATTTGCTTTGCACAAGCGACCTCTAATCTTGCCCGATTTTCCTCGGCAAAAGGTTCTTCACCATCCAATCCCGTTCTTGAAAGTATATTTTCAACTACAAGATTAGACGGGGTGTTCTTATCAAATACGCTTAGTACAAACTCCTTGTTACTCATGGCTGCTATCATTCAATATGGTGTAATCAGTTTACTATATGCGGTATAGCTATAATGCGTACAATGTTTAGATTTATAGATGTATCTGAACGGACATTTTGGAACATTAATTCGTATCCCTTGAATAGCCGCTTCCTCTTTCATCGAACACATCATAGCCGGGTTATTTGCAACCAAGAAGACGGGAGGTGTCATGGTCAGTACAACACAATCAGCCGGAGCCGTTTCCAAAGTGATAAACTGAATATCCGGCAAACCGGCATTAACCGATGGATTCACGTATTCACACTTAGGAGATTTCACACTTGATGCCTGCACGCTCAACGAAACCAAAGACATCATTAAAAAGCCACACATGGCAAAAATAAAATTCTTCATTTCTTTTCTGATTTATAAAATTAGACAATGGAAGGGTAGAAGCACTACCCTATCCTTTTACTCGATACCTAATGCTTCTTTCAGTTTGGCTGTTGATTCTTCATCCAGTTCTGCAACCTTAGCCAAAAGAGTTTCCTCTTTCATATTGCCGGAAGCCTGCGCACCGATAGACTTCAAAGCGTCAACCAAAGCCTTCTTCTCAAACTTCTTTTCAAAGAGGGAGATTTTCACCTCCTTCTTTTCTTCAGGGGCTTTCACTTCGGTATTTTTTGCCTCAATCCGTTCAGCAAGTCTGCGGCTTTCCATATCCAGCACACGGGCTTCCTCACCGACTTCAATCACTTCACCGGGAGTATAATACTTTCCGGTGAACTTGTCGCGGAAAACTGATATAACCTTTACTTTCATATCCTACCCCCTTATGCTGATTGGATGGATGCAATTTCGCTCAAATCGAAATTGGTTATCAAATCTGGATTGGAAATCTGCGGAATCCACTCTGCCGTATATTCCATGTAGCGACCGTTTTTGTCACGGTGGTTGGAGATAAGCATCTGCCCCTCTGACGGGATATAAGTACGTCCTTGTACTGGATCTGTCGCTTCATACGGGGTATGATGGCGCATATAACCAATGTTGTCAGAAGGTAACAGAGTAATACGGTTATCCGCGTAAATCTGCACATTCTTTCCCGTCTGGTCTTTCACGTAGTCCTCCTTGATTTCAATACGCGGCAAACCGATGCCGGTGAACACTTCGGAAGCCAAAGAAGAGGAAACCAATCCCGTACTCAACTTCATTTCGTTGCTGCCGAGAATCATCTTGTACTGCTCACCAAATTCAGATGAACCAAGAATAAGCTTGTTGAAAGATGCACGAGTCATAACCATCTTGGCATAAACGCCATAGTCCGGTGCCAAGGAATGAAGTTTCTCTCTCAAATAAGAGATAAACATATTCTTTCCGTCCACAACCACATCTCCACTTTTCGGCTTGATAAAATTGAACGGAAGGGTAATCTCCAGCAGTTTATTATTGGTCTGACCGGAAGTGATTGCAGCGTCTTTGTTGTAAACGGTGGCTTCACCAAGCATCAACAGCGCACCGACAATAATATCCATACGCTTGTGGGCAGCAAGGGTAATCTGACGGTAGTCGTCTGCCAGGAAGTTTACAATCTCTTCCATTGCAGCCTTTTGGTCGGCTGGCTTAGCTGCATTGAACTTGTCAATCAAATCCTGCAATTCAGAAAGACGGTCAATAGACATCTGATAAGCATCACCCAAATAGGCAATCTCACCATATCCGGAACCGATGTTCCGACGTTCACGAATGGGTTTCTCTCCAAAACGTGAATTGATAGAGCCGGCCATAACTCCGGTTACAGAACCGATATAATCCTTGAACACACGAGTAGTTACTCTGCGGAAAGTAAGATACTGCTGCCAATAGATTGTGTCCTTGCGTGTCTGGTTCACACGTCTGATGATAGCGGAAACGATGTTCGCATCATCGAATAATGTTTGAATCGTTAAAAACATATCCTACCTCCTTACTCGTTAAATTCAAACCATCCCTTCATGTTGGCTTTATCGTTCTCGGAGAACGGCATAACCAATTTTGAAGGGTCAATCTCTGCGGCTGTACGAAGCAATGAAACCAATGTAATTCCGTCCTCAACCTTTGTACGGTTGTACAGAGCCGAATTAGCGACATGCTTTTGCTTTAAACCATCAACTGCAACCGCATTGAATAATACAGCATCTTTGGCAATATTCTCACCAAAAGCAGCCTTAATAGTCAATACATCATAACCGGCATTAGATTTATCAATTGCCGTTACTTCTGCGCCTTTCTTGCCGCTTCCGACAAACATACCCACATAAGCCAAAGAGTTCTTGGCTACTTTGATAGACAAAGCCTCTCCACCAGTGGTATAGGCTTCTACAACTCTCACATTGATTACCGCATAAGCGAACTTGTTTTTCAAGTCCGCACAAATCGGTGTAAATCCGGGAAGAAAACTTCCCACTACCAGGTTCTGCGTATCAAGTTTGAACGGACCACGTCTACGAATGCCGGTCTGGACATCGTAGCGTTCCTCTTGCTCAACGGGCGGAACCAAGTCATACTTAAATCCTGCTGACATAATTAATTCTTGTTTTGTTCAACAATAGTTTTCGTCCCCTCATCAATCATCTTAGCGATAGATTCAGATTCTTTCTCAATCTTCGCTTCCGCTGATTCGGGAGGGGTTACGCCTTTGAAGCCGTCATTTGCGAACTCCTGCTTCAAATCCTTGAAGTATGCGTCCAAGTCCTCATCGTCCTTGATGGCGCATCGTTTGGCGTAGTTTTCGGGAATACCATACTCCTTTGCCTTTGCCAAAATCTGCTGGCTACGTGTTGCTTGAGCCTTCTCCGTTTCAAACTGTGTTAGCTTATCAGAAAGGCTCTTGTTGGAATCAATTAAAGCTTGCGCCCATGCAGGCACATCGTCTTTATTCTCTTCCGTTTTAGTGGTTGTGGTAGTCTCGATTGGCTTACCGTCTTTAAGGTTATGTTTCTTCTCGTAGTTGGAAACTGCGGTCTTGGAAGCATCCCCGGCACGGAAATCACCATAGGAATTAAGCACGTCCGAAAAATTGATACCCTCAATAATGGAGTTTACCTTTGTCTCGTCCGTTACACCCTCTGCCTTCTTAGTGGCAATGCGGGTAAGAATAGCAGTGTCCACCCCTGCGAATTTCTGTTGTAGCCCTGCTAAGATTTGTTCTAAGATTGTCATACCGTATGAATTTGATTTATAAATTTCTACGGTAAAATTCGATCTTAATAAAGAGAATGAGAAATAATCAGGATAGTTATATACGACAATCAGACTATTGTCATAAATATGGCAAAAAAGGCGTGAAACTGAATGAATCACGCCTAAAATATATCACGACAAAAACTTATACCCCCAACACTATATTTGCATCAATATTTAGCTTCCGGCTTATCTCACGAGCAACTTTCAAGGTTGGTTCACATTTACCAGATATATAATCACTTAACCGTGATGGGCTGACGCCAACCAATTTTGCAAGTGATTTTTGATTAAGCCCCATTTCGTACATACGAAGTTTAAGAACATCTACAAGTGTTGGTTCTCCCAATGCAAAATGTTCTTCGGAATAATCAGCAACCAAATTAGAAAGAAGCTCCAATTCTATGCTATTTGGGTCATTCAAAGGAGTGTCATCTTTCACTAAAGGAAGAAGTTCCTCTACTCTTTTCACCACCCATTCATATTGGGCTTGATTTTCTATCTTTGTCATAATCCTAAATATTAGCGCAATCTATTTTATCATATTCTTTATGAGTACCAATAAAGCGAACATACACAAATTGAATAGTGAATTTAATCACTACTACTAAACGATAGTTGTTACCTTTGATGTTAAAAACATAGTGTTGATTACCTACATTATCAACGCTATTAAACGTTTTCTTGATATCGACAAAGCAAGTCCACTTGCTTCTTTTCACAATGGTAATCCATTCTTGCAAAGCAACCTTTGAATCGGGATGGTTCTCTGCATATTCTTTTAATGCTTGTTCGGTAAATATTCTCATTGGTTACTCAATTATCGTATGACAAAGATATAGATATAATTCTATAATTCAAAATTGTATTCTAATATTCGTAATTTAAAGAATGAAAAAATAGCGGCAACCCCGAGGAATCACCGCTAACTACTCTATTTTTCTTATAACAAAATTATAGACTTCGTAATTTTTCTGACCTAGAAGTGTTTCTCAGTTCTATTTTTCTGATTTCCTTCATAAAAGCCTTACAAATGAGCTAACACAAATACCATCTCTTAGGCTTGATTCTTAGAATTAGGCAGTTTCCCTCCGATATTACTTCTTGATTGTACTTTTTCATTCTGTTCCTCCTTAATATCCTTAAGTTCTTCCTCAATGCGATCTGCGTTCCCGGCAAACATAATACCTTCACGTGTTGACCAGATGCCACCACTGACAGCGGAAACGGCAGTAGTCACCTTATCATTCAAATCATCAATCATTCTTCTTTCAACAATAGAAATGCTTTTATATTATTTTGAGGTTGAACAGAAAATACGCTTTTTTCTTTTCCTTCTCTTAAAAAAGACAGAAAATCTTGTGCATCGGGAACCCGTTTCTCCTTTTGATATAATTCATGGGCTTTTTCACCCATAAAGTCGGCACTAAGTTCTTCCTCAATATATTTCTTTTTATTTTCATCTAATGTCACAAGACCATCTTTATACTCTTGCAGGTATTTAACAAATTCTTGAAATTTTATTTCATCATTTAAAATGTCAAGAATCATAGAATATCTTTTCTCGTTGGATGTAAGCTTATCTTTTATGTGATTATATATCTTTATGGCCAAGTATTTTAATAGGTCATATGATACGCCAGCTAATACTGCTGCTGCTATCCATTCCAGATAATTTGTAGGCGATAATAAATTGTAATGAATATCTAAGTTCTTTTCCGCCTCTTTTCTATAATAATATCCATACCTTATAGACTTCTGCGCTTTTTCTATAACCTTATTATATTCATCTTCCGATATTGTATGCTGACAATTAGGGCATATTAAGTTTTCAGTTATATGTCCACAATTCAAACAAATGTACTCCATAATAGTTTTATTTATAATTTTTCAGCTAAATTCTTCACATCTTCCGCAGACTTTACCTCATGCACGGTATCTCCTACCTTCACGAAGCCTACTATATCTCCGGTGTTTGACTTCTCAAATAGTTCAGTTACCGGAACACCCAAAGCATCGGCAATCTTTTCCAATGTACCAATAGTAGGGTTACCTCCCAACATTTTAGAAAGGCTTGCTTGAGCCACACCTATTTTAGATGCTACCTCTGCAAGAGTTACTCCTTTCTCTTTACATACTTCCTTCACTCGTAAATCCATATATAATATATTATAAGTTTGATTTCAGATACAAATATACACATTATATATTATAATCTAATTTCAATCTATAAAAATATATCATATTGCATTTTATTAACAGTGATATTATTGTTAATTATATAATATAGTCTATATTTGCACATATAAAATAGAATATATTATATAACACATAAAATATAAGAGTATGAGCACAAAATTTAGAAGTCAAATGAAAGAGGTTATGCAAATGGCATGGTCGTTCGTTCGCAAGAATGGTTATTCAATGAGTGAGGCATTGAAATGCGCATGGGCTAATTTGAAGCTGAAAACGGCTTTGAAAGTGAAGATAGTAGAGTTTTACTTCAAAAAGACAGACGGTACGCTACGTCAAGCCTTTGGCACTCTCTTGGAAAACAGAGTACCCGAAACAAAAGGTACAAAGAAAACGGCTGATAATTGCCAGGTGTACTTTGACACTGAAAAAGAAGAATGGCGTTGCTTCAAAAAGTGTAACCTAATTAAAATCGCATAATAACAGTGGTAAACGAAATTAAGTATAAACACATAAATATAACGAATATGAAAACAGAAGAATTAGTAATTGACATGAATAACCTTTATGTATAGGGATTAATAAAAGTGATTAACGACTTCATGCTTGAAGAGGCAAGCGGTTGTATTTTTACAGAAGACCGTTTGAAAAGTAATATTGAGAAGCTGAAAGACGTATTTCCAGAAGAACGCAAACGGATGGTTATAGCCGGACGTGCACCAATATTCTCGTCACCGACTTCGGGCTTATATAAGCTGATATTTAAAAACTAACCATACACGATTATCCAAAGGCAGTCTTCGCACGACTTTAAAGGCTGCCTTTTATTTATTTAACTTTAAAGCAAAAGAATATGGATGAAATTTGGAAAGACATTGAAGGGTACGAAGGCGATTATCAAGTATCAAATTTAGGTAGGGTAAAATCCTTGCCAAAGAAATGCTGGAACGGTAAAGGATATTGGTTTAGAGATGGACGCATTTTAATACCCATAAAAAGCAAAAAGGGGTATTTGAATGTATGGTGCAGAAAGCGCATATTTAAAGTTCATCGCTTGGTCGCAAATGCTTTTATACCTAATCCGCAAAACCTACCACAAGTAAACCACATAGACGGTGATAAAACCAATAATTGCGTTACCAATCTTGAATGGGTTACTGATGGTGAAAACTTACTACACGCATATAGGGTTCTTGGTAGAAAGCAAAAGACTGGCAAAAACCACCATAATTCACGAGCTGTTTTACAATTAAAAGACGGCAAAATTATAAATTCATTTGATAGTTTGAATGAAGCGGCACGAGCAACTGGTGCGCACCATTCGGGCATTTCAATGTGCTATAATGGAAAAATAAAGAAGCACAAGGGCTATCAATGGAGCTACAAAGAGGAGTGATTTGTAAAGTATCAATAGATACGCTACATTTTTTCTTTTCGTAGGCAAATCTTAAT